CTCTGCTAAGATCCCCATTACCGCGCAATTTCACGCGGACCTCTGGTGTCGCATTAACACCCGGAACTTGCCGGGACTAGATGCGATTCCGTTGTAATGTAGGCTTGACAAGCCTACTTAAGGCCCCCCGAACGACAGGGGAGGGCGATACGCCTTCTTACTCTAGTTTCGGGGTATTCACCAACCGTTAGGTAGATGCGCTCGTCCGGGTTGTTCTCCGGAAGAACGATACTCCAACCACCATCATAGGAAACTCGGCGTAACTTCGTGCGCGTGTTAAAACGCTCGGAGAATGGGCTTCGGGAAAACACCCCCTGTAGAGCACCCATAGTCAATGCTAGTTCATAGCGTGTAAAACCACGTACAGCGACATCAGGTACGGGCTCGTGCACTAGCTCAACCCACTCCCAACACTGAAGAGACTTCCTCCAGCGAGAGAAAGGAGAACTAAAGAACGCATCCCAGGGAACCTCCAAGCATGAGTCCGCATTGCCCTTGTAAGGGCGAACGAACTTAAGTGTAGGAGGAATGAGTGACTCAAGAAACTCGAGTGCCTCATTAAAGATAGCTTGCCAGCTATCCTTCGACCTGCAGATGTTACAAAACTTGAACACACTCTCAAGTGAATCGAAAGCATAATCAAGTATGACTGGACGTACGTCCTCTCCTTCAAACCAATCTGCACCGCAAGACTCCCTAAAAGGCCCTTGTGAAAAGGTCTTCTTCGGGTTCACTTTGAATCCGCAAATCTTCAGCAGTACGATAAGCGGACCAAACACGCTACGACGCACGAGTATGTCATCACCATAGACCAGAAATTCAGGTTTTAGGTGATTCTCGAGCGCAGCGGCGTGACAAAGCGAAGCGAAAACAAGCGTTTCAAGCGGAAAGCAGAAACCGTTTCCCATACTTACAAACTTGTGGTATTTAGTTACAACGCCATCAAGCTCAAAGCATGGGGATCTGACACAGTTCAGGAAATCGAACCAGTCAGGTGGGAGCAGGTCACGACAAAGCTCGATGCTAATGCTATCGCTAGCACTGCTCAAGTCAATTGTCGCCCAGGCATCATCGTCCTGCCAATGCGCACTGCCCTCACGGGCAAGACGCTGGTTCGGACGCTGATCCTGCAGATCGAGACCGACGCGCTTTAGACGTTTCCGAATAGCGACGTCAATTCCTTTCTGCAGGTACCCGTTCAACAACGGTTCGATCGCAATAGTCCTATCGACCATTGCGGTCTTGGGCACGAACGCGATTTTGTTATAGTCTACAACGCGCAGCTTCTTCCCAAAGGCAACGTTAAACGCCTCGGGGTCGAGACAAAACCTACCGTCCGAACGTGGCTCCATCAGGAGCTCGAACAGGTGGTGATCGGTTTTCATCGCGGCTGCTGCGTATACGACTGCGCCGGGTGTAACGGTCCAATCCTCCGCTAGAAGTTTGCGGGCAAGATTGGTAGCATTACCGTGAACACCTACGCTGGCACCAGCTCCAAAATTGCAGTTTTCCCAAATCTCAGTGAGGTTGAGGTCCCCAAGGACGTAGGATATCCATGATCGAGCCCGTTGCAGGATCGATTCATGCGGACTGCGCACCTTTCGGTAGCACAGGAACCTTCGATTGACTCTCTTGCATTTGTGTTCGCTTGAGAGAAAGGTTCGTAGAGCCTTCCCACGAGGATCAGTGTTTACTAACCCAGGAGGAAAAGGATACTTCCGAATTAAACTTGCAATCTGATTATTCAGCCTATGCTCGGCTGGCGTCGCGTACTCTGCAGACGCTAAACAATCAGCATATTCCAGGTAGTCGTCCCACTTTTGCTCATTTAAGAGTTCGAGTAGACGTTTACTTTCTGGAGTTGCGATGGAGCGAAATAACGTAGCAGCAAATTCCTGGTAATTACCCCAGGAAACCCGCTGCATACGCTTGTTGAACTTCGACAGTTCTCCAAGCTTTCCGGATCTCATTACGATACCCTTTCAGGAGGATTTTCACCCGATAAAACCTAGCCCCGTAAGTACACGAAGCCAAGTGAAACGACGAAGGCCATAAATACAAGATACATGGCCAGAACCGTGACGTGTTGTTCCTTCATTTCAACTCCCTTTCTGACGTGCCAGGATTACAAAAGCCCTGGCAGGTAGATCAAAAGTTGATCTGTTGGTTCTTCACGAACAGTTTGTAGCTCGCAGAAGCAATCAGCGAGCCCAAGTCGTTCAGGGCTGAGTCGATGTCGGCGCCAGCAGTACCGACGGGCACGCTCGTGCTGAATTCGTAGATCCCATCCCAGGTCGGGTTGAGAGCTCCGGTCAGCGTGTGCGTGCGGGTCAGTTTGCAGCTCGTCTTTCCCACACCGCTGAAGGTTGCAGTTGGCTTCGGCGCAGTGCGAATCAGGCGAATGTAATCCTTCACCGTCATCGTGTGCGCCGGGCCAGCATAACCCTCGGCGTTGACGCCGTGTGAATCGGCGCTGTAGGTCTTTGCATTGACTGTCAGAGACATAAGGGTTTCCCTTATCAATGTTACGATTAAACAACAGAAATCGGCACAGATCCCTTTTAGAGGATAAGGCGACGCATGGCTTGTTGTAAAAGTGCCAAAGCGTCCGCAGCTCGCTTGAATCGGTCGAGACGGAAATCGTCTCTGATAACCAATCCTAAGCTAGCTTGGTCGATTGTATCGTGACGTTGTTTAGTGATAACGCGTTCCATTACGTAGTCACTAATTGCACCAGACATGACATACCCTGTGGCGGTGTACGTCACGTTCGTGGGGACCTGAACAACGGTCTTATCCTCGATCGTGAAATAACTTCCACCCAGAGCTTGCATGTTAGGGCGAGGGATGTTCGCGTACATTAAGTCACCAATGTTCGTGAACCAGTCCGCAACAAAAGACAACCGTGTGAGTTCCCACGGTAAACCCATCAAGTTCCTGAACGTAAAGCCCAGTTCGTCGAATGGGTCAACGCGATACAGGTCGGTGTAAACAGCTCTGATGCTGAAACTGAGCGTGCTCACAACGTTGTAGTGCGCTGTCCAAGGTGCGTAGTCCCATACGTAGGGGTCGATCCTTTGTCCAGTAATCGAGCGTTTAGCTCGCGTGCTGTGATAGGTCGGCTCCTTATCGTAGAGTCCCTTGGCGGCTTTGACAAACGATTGAACGTCCGAGATTATCGGACTAATCCCATAACGGAATCTCAACCATTCAGAGGAGATCAACTCCATCAGGTTAACGGTATCACCGTTTTTCACATTTTTGCGCAGTCGCCTCAACAGCCTCGCGAATTTCTTCGGATACTGGTAAAGCAGCGTAGCATATTTGTGGTACCTGGCGGCATCCTTCTTTCTTTCTCGTTCCAGTTCCTTGTACCGGGTTGAATTGCGAAAATTCTCGCAGAACTTCCTGGCATTCGTGAACGGGGTTTCGAGCATAGACCAGGCCTGATCAATCTCGGCCAGCGACTCAAGATAATTCGCTAGCCCTGTTTGACGTTCGGCCATAAGGGATGTTAATGTCTCCTTCGTTACGGAGGGGTACCGGGATTCATCAAAAGGCGTTTTAAAGCCCTGAGCTCCACCCGGAAGAACAACTGCCAGCGCAAACCAGGCGCCCCAGTACGTCGTATGGCCCAAAAGATTAGGGCTAGTACAGGCGTAGTTGGTTCCGACCCCAGAGATGACGAAACTGCTACTGCCGATTGAGTGGTACGACCTCTTGATCGACAGAAACCGGTTGGGATGTAGATACTTCCCGGCCTTCTTCATCTTCCAGAATCCGACTGTCACATTATCCGCTGTTACGGTTTTCTCCCCAAATACTGCTTGAGATTCCGAGAACTTGGTATTCGGGCCCTCTACGCGGTTAGCGCAGGAAAGCGGGAAACCACGCCCCCAAAACTCACATTTGAAAGGATATCCGCCGTTAGAGCGAAATCGTGTGAAGTCTGCCATGATTTACTCTCCGTGTCAAAGTACTTATTTTCTCGTCGGCGAACTAGCCGAAGTGAGAGGGCCAATATAGCCCGAACATCCCGTCCTTCCTAGCCTAAGAGGAGACTTTTGCCCCTTTTCGGCAGGATAGCCACTGGTACCACCGGCGACACGATCGAAACATCCATTTCTTCGCATCCTTCGTTTGACAAATCCGCGGTTATTTCAACCGAGGACCCATCAAGCTGGGGCACGTCGATTCGGTACATCTCGATAAGGTCGCTTCCGGGTTCACACCACTCAACCAAAACACTTCGGTTAGTGATGTTGATCCGCAGTTGGTGATCCATATGGTTCTCCTTAGGAATGGAC